CCGTCTGTTTGTTTGGTCATCACAGGCCCTCCCCAACGGTTACAGTACGCTTGATATTGATACAGGCGATGCGTTTAAGGTAATCAGACACACCATCATCAGCGTCGCTCTTTGTGTCGTAGGGCTGGCTTACAATGTTCTTATCATAAACATTAAACCACGCATCAATCTCAATCGTTTCTGGTGCTTCTATGAGGTCGGAATCACTGGCGAAACTCAGTTTCGTAAACTTACCTTCTGGAGACCAACAACAAACCTCACCCCCGACAAGCCCCACAATTGGAAAGTTGCCGCCCCTATCAGTACACAACAGCCGCACCTCCCGTCCGTTCCGCGTAGTATATTTCTTATCCATGCTGATCATTTTGAGTTTCCCTTTTGTGATTGTGAGTTATGCGGCTGTGTCTTTGGTCATTGTGATTCCAATCTTGTGCGTTTCTTTTCTTTGCGCCGTTTAATTTCAGCCATTATCCACATTTCAGCAGGAATTACGGAGGCGGACAACGCATGAACGTCAGCTTCTTCACAAGCGTGCTCACAAACGCTATGTAAAAACTGAAACGCAATTAAGGACGCTTCCAAGTCTTTCACGGTGACACGCCTACTCATTTGTTGCGCTTTCGGCTTGTTGAGCGTCCCTAAAACCCAGATCCCATTCAACATATCTAGAAGTTACTGGAGTGAATGGGTTAGTGTCGCCCGTATAATACGCCCTACGACCTTGAAAATATGGGGCGGGAGGTTCGCCGCCGTGTTCGTCCTCAAGTGCCATATTATTCATTCCCTCTGTGGTTGGTTGGGGCCGAAGCCCCGTTGTGGTGTTAGGCCTGAATTAAACCGTACTTGTTGACGCCAGTTGTCACGCTCGAAAGCTTTTCAACAATCAAAGAAGCCTCCGCTAATGTGTATTCTTTAGCTCCTTCACGCTTGCCGGAAAAGAAACCAGAAGCCTTTCTGTAACTCATGCCGGTGGCCAAGTGCATTTGAAAAACAATAAACATTCCCATCTCTCCGTTTGTGCGCCTAAGCGGCGTTGGTATGCGTTATTTGTAGCGCGCGGGAATGACAATGTAAAGCGGTTTTGTAAAATTATTTTACCATACGTCTTGAGCCGTGAACAGATCAACTGAGTAGTCACGGGCGGCGCGAGCCAGTATCAACCGCTCAACGGTCATGTCATGGCCGTCTGATTTTGTGAGTCCGCTAACTGGCCTCTGGGATTATTTCGCTGGTCAGGCGTTGACTGGGATGATCAGCAATGGAATGGGGCCACGTGAGACTTTGCTTAACGACACATCAAGCATGGCTAATTGGGCTTACGCAATCGCCGACGCCATGATTGCGGAGCGCTCGAAATGACTCAAGAACTCAAGCTTTATGACGGCTGCTGGGTGAAAACCATTGGCGGCTTAATCATGGGGCCGGTCGATGCGGCGTCATACTTCTCAATTGGCGAGATGTGCTGGTCGGACAATGGGGGAGTCGCTTGGAACGCAAAGGCCGACACAGTGGCGGATGGGTGTCGCGTCATCGCCGTTTACCCCAACTTATCAGAGGCCGCTAAAGCCAATCCGGAGATGTGACGATGACGACAGGGGTTTTACACACCTAGACGGATCAGCCCTGAGTCTGCTAACTCTTGCGCTACACACTGCGCAAAGGGCAACACATGGAAAAGAAAGACGTTCAGCTTAAGCCTATCGACTGGCTCAAGCCTTATGACAAGAACGCGAGGACTCACAGCCCTGACCAGATTAAACAAATCGTCACCTCAATAAAACAGTGGGGCTGGACTAACCCCATACTCACAGACGAAGAAGGCTTGATCTTAGCTGGCCACGGTAGGCTACAAGCGGCTAAGAAAATGCGCCTTAAGCAAGTGCCCGTCATCGTCATGGAGGGCTGGCCTGAGGACAAAAAGCGAGCCTATATACTCGCGGACAATCAACTCGCTTTAAATGCCGGATGGGATTTGGACTTGCTCCGTGATGAATTACTAGACCTGAAAGACTTTGAGTTCGACCTTGATGGACTCGGTTTTGATTTAAAACTATCAAGCGATGAGGAACCGGAAGAAAAAGAACAGAAAAACATGGGGTCGCTTTCTGAGCGCTTCGGCATCCCTCCCTTTTCAGTTCTTAGCGCTCGTGAAGGTTGGTGGCAGAACCGTAAAAGGGCTTGGCTCGCGCTTGGCATACAAAGCGAATTAGGGCGAGGGTCTAGTCTACTTTTGGAATGTTACAGGCCCCGCGATTGCACGATAAAAATCTGAGCCTGACGCCCCAGACCGTCAACGGCATAAACGAGAGCGGCCTTCATGTTCTTGGCCGCTAGTTCGCAAGCTTGCGCTACGGCGTCGGCTTTGTCCTTAAACTTATCGCCGTTGACTTTGTTGCCTCGGCCCAAGAATTGGTAAGCTACAAAATAATCGACGTTATCAATAACGCTTTGCTCATACACTTCGCTGGCTGTCATCTTTTTCATTTTCAACACTCCTGTTTGTGCGTCGTTTGTAGCGCGTAAATATGATGGGAGCAATAGCCTTGCGCAAACTTAATCGTAAATGGTAACTTACCGCATAGCCGGAGGTTCCGAGCTTGTAACATAGGAGAGTGGGCGGTGCCTAAATCCAAAACCGAGTCGGTGACTCGCGCTAAAACCAAAGCAACGGTGACGGCTCAAAGTGGTACGCCTATTAAAAGACGCGGGGGCCGTCAAAAATCGATACCCACCACGCCTGAGAACCTCAAGAGTATTGTGGGCCTTGGACGCCTTCATGCCTCGTTCCGTGAGTGTGCATCCTTCTTCAAAGTGGCCTTGCAAACTTGGGAAGACATGATGAAAGACCCCGTTGTCAAAGCCGCATATCAACAGGGTGAAGGCGAAGGCAAAATGACCTTACGCCGCTTGCAGTTCAAGCTTGCTGAGAGCAACCCGGCGATGGCCATCTTCTTAGGTAAGAACCTGCTGGCTCAAAAAGACCGCTTTGAACAACACAACACTTTTGACTTTTCAAACCTCACCGATGAGGAATTGATCATCGCTCAGAAGATGCTGGCCCGTAAGGCCCTTGAGACATCCAACACAGGGGCTGGCAATGGCGGTCAGACTCAAACCGTCAACTAACCCCTACATATCGGCCCTTGATCAGGTTCAGGCTGAAATAGACAGGCGGACTAAGGAGCGGGCGAAGATTGCGGCTGTGACGGCTCGCGCTCAGGAAAAAGAGCCTGAGCCAGCTAACGACAACTTGCTAAACGGGTTCTCACTCCTTCCCGCCTATCAGTGTTTGATTGAGGGGCAGTTAGGGTCTTATGACTGGCGCGCGTTCTTTTCAGGGCGTGGCACGGGTAAGAGTTGGGCTGTAGCTGATGGCGCTATTTATAGAGCGTATCACATCCCCAACCTGCGCGTTGCGTTTGTGCGGATGCGCGATGCTGACCTTGATAAGTCATCACGCATCTATGTGGTTGATAGACTCAAAGCGTGGGGCCTGTGGGATGTCGTTGCGCGCTGGAATAATGGCAAGATCGTTTTCGATAACGGTTCTGAGATACTATTCCTTGGCCTGTGGAAGTCTGGCAAGCCTGACGGGGTTAAATCGCTTGAAGGTGTCAACCTAACGATCATTGAGGAAGCCGAAGAACTCAGCACGGCGGCACTTGAGGCCCTGACCCCTACCGTCATGCGGACGGCCATGTCAGAGATATGGGCTATATGGAACCCTAAGAGCAAAGAGTCCGCGATACACAAGGAGCTTCGAGGCCCCTTCCCGCCTGAGCGATCTATTATCAAACGAGTCCACCGCTCGGATAACCCATACTTCACGGACAAGATGCGCCGTGAGATGGAGAAGGATTTTAAGAAGAACCCTCTTCGTGCGGCCTATATCTGGGATGGTGAGTTTGAGCCATCAGCCGAAGGCGCGATGTGGGACAGGGCTATGCTCGACTATGCCCGTCAGTCAGGTCTCCAACTCAAGCGCGACATGATACAGCGCGTAGTGATCGGCGTTGACCCCGCTGGCTCTGGTAAAAAGTCCGATGAGGTCGGTATTGTGGTCGGGGCCTCGCTCAACGTCAAAAACGAGTTTGGTGATAATATCCTGATCGTCCTTGGTGACTATACCATGAGCAAGCAATCCCCCCGTGAATGGGCGTTGACGATTGGCAAGTTAGCCGTGGGCTGGAAGGCGGATTGTGTTGTGGCCGAGTCTAACTACGGCGGTGAGTTGGTGCGCTCAAACCTGATGCAGAACGGCGTTAAAGCCCGCGTGATAATGCGACACTCACACAAGTCTAAACAGGTCAGAGCTGAGCCTGTAGCCGCTATGTATGATGCGGGCAGAGTCTGGCACTATCGCGACATGCCAGCGCTTGAAGAGCAGTTCTTACACATGACGCCACAAGGTTACGCCGTGGACGGCTCGCCAGATCGATGCTTTGTCAAAGGAACGCTTATAAAAACCGAGAGGGGTGACGTCCCTATTGAGGAAATCACCAAAAATGATTTCATATTAACCAGATCGGGAATGATGCCTGTAAAAGCTTGCGGTTTGACGGCTAAAAACCAACCTGTCTTAACAGTTTCCCTTTCAAACGGCGCGAGCTTAACAGGAACCGGAAACCATCCAATTTGGTCTGATGGTTCTTGGAAAAGAATGGACGCTCTAGTTTTTGGTGATAAACTTCTCCACGAAAAGGAGATGTCATGTCAAACAAAAAGCACTCGATCAAAGAAACGATTATCTTTAACGGAATTACGTTTGTTCGTTATCCAGAAAGTAAAAGCCTTTCTGCAAAAAGATACTTTCAACCGTTTGGTGGTGGAAAAAGGCTCCGTGGAGTTTGCGCGCTGCACAGGGAGTTATGGAAATATTACAGAGGGCCAATTCCAAAGGGATATCAAGTCCATCACATCGACGGAAACTTTCTTAACAACGAAATCGAAAACCTTGAGTGCTTGTCACCAGCGGAGCACTCACAAAGACATGCGCACGAACACTCCGAAGCACGGCGAGCCTTTATTAACAAAATACGCGAAAAGGCATCCGAGTGGCACAGAAGCGCTGAGGGGAGAAAGTCTCACTCTGAAATGGCAAAAGCCACTTGGGAGAAAAAAGACCGAATCGTATCCACATGTGTCGTCTGCTCTGAGTCTGGCCTTCACAGAGTTAGGCACAAAGAAAAGGTTTATTGCCGCAAATGCTTACAGGCTGCTCACAGGCTTGAAAAAAGCTATCATGAAACCCGCACATGCGGTTTTTGCAATAAAACATACTCAACAGTCAAATACAGCAAATCAAGAACATGCTCCCATAAGTGTCGTTCGGGTCTGCGATTCAGGGTTGTCTGATGTTTACAATTTGAGCGTCGCCAATGCTCCTGAGTATTTTGCCAATGGCGTCTTAGTTCACAACTGTGACGCCGCCGTCTTTGCACTGCTTGAGCTTTCGGGTAAGGTCGCGCAACCTGCCAAATCATCGGCTCAGAGGGGTTTTAAAAATGGCTAAGAATGTTCCAACAGGCTCAATGAGCGTAAATGATGACAGGGTAGAGTCTACCGCCCTGTGGTATAGCGACCAGTTGCCGGACTGGATGCGCTCAGATTGCCTGATGGGTGGC